CGTGATAACGCCATCGCCTACAAAGAACAGCGTGATAAAAAAGTCAGTGAGCTGAAGCAGGCGACTGCCACCATCGCTGACATGCAGCAGCGTCAGCGTGATGTAGCAGAACTCGATGCCAGATATACAAAGGAGCTTGCTGATGCTAACGCGACTATCGAAAGTCTCCGTGATGATGTTTCTGCTGGGCGTAAGCGGCTGCAAGTCGCCGCCTCCTGTGCAAAGTCAAAGACCGGAGCCAGCGGCATGGGCGATGGAGAAAGCCCAAGACTTACAGCAGATGCTGAACTCAATTATTACCGTCTCCGAAGTGGAATCGACAAGATAACCGCGCAGGTTAACTACCTGCAGGAATACATCAGGACGCAATGCCTTCGATGATAGCGATAATTTTACTCATCATCCTTCACATCTGGCTCTGTAGACAGGGTGATGATCACTTCTGGAGTGAATCCAGATTAAACATCTCATTGCTGATGCTTGATATTGAGCATCTGGCGCGCGGTAAGGGGCTGCGTTGAGATAAGAGCCAGTCATTACAAATACCAGGATTTAGCCTCGCATTTGCGGGGCTTTTTTACATCTGCAGTAAACCGCGCATCGCAGCGCGTAACAATCCCGAGTCTTTCAGAAAGCTGAGCCTGAGAATTGCCGTATATGGTGGCGACCATCTCGGGGACGGCTTTTCTGTGCGAACAGGCTCATCTTTCTAAAAGGTAAACGCTATGAATAACTTTGTTGAAATTACCTCAAGAATTGGTCGCATGTACCAAGATTTTCTTATAAGTGGAAAGGGGTCTGGCGACATCATAGAGGAAATTGACAAGCTAAGTGCAGAGCTGAGAAGGAATGGGTGTGTTAATTCTATCTTTTTTGAAACTTTGCTAAAGCAAGGCTTCATGTTTGACATGATTAATTACAACAAAGTCGCACCTAGTGCTTCGCAAAAATCATATGTGTACGTTCTGCATGCTGAAGATAGTGGGCTAACAAAAATAGGGTTTAGTCGCAGGGTTAATAAACGAATTTCAGAGATATCTCGCATGAGTGGTGGGAAGCTAAATCTAATTGCAAAGATTCCGGCCGATAGAGAGCTTGAAACCAAATTGCACCAAAAATATTACAACTATAGGTCGCACGGGGAGTGGTTTAGTCTCAATCGTTGTCATTTGAAAGAGCTAAAAGAAATGCCTGGTAACGAACTGAAATAATCCCCGGACTCACCAATTAACGGCAGTACAGCGAAACAACCCAAGCCAGTAAGTGGGGAAATAACACTGGCAGCCACTGAAAGATGAACCTCCTGCCTTATGGCAAAAAAGATTCTTTGTGGTGGCGGACTGATGGAAAGACATCGGTTATTGCAGAGACCATTCAATGAGTGGTCTCGACAATGGCTTATACCCTACACGGGATAACTTAACTGATATCCCTTTTAACGGATAAACGGAGCCAACAATGGCAGAGATTATTCCCATGACTGAAGAACAGAAATTCCAGTTAGAGATTTACAAACTGGTCATGAACCAGAACGCAGCCGCAGAAGAAGCATTTCAATTCATTGGAACTGACGAGCTGAAGCTTGAACTATTCAAAATTCACTTCCAGTCAGGCGGCGCTAATTCGGATATCACGATCCGCACATTTGAAGCGGTGCGTAAATCGAAGGAAGCGTTAGACCTGTTCACTACCGGAGCATAAACATGGCGCGCCCAACAAAGTATCAAGAGGCGTATGCCGAACAGGCACGCAAACTGTGCTTGCTGGGCTACACCGATGCAGAGCTTGCTGATTTCTTCGAAGTCAGTGAGTCAACTATTAACAAGTGGAAGCTTGATTATCCTGAGTTTTCGGAGTCCATAAAAAAGGGTAAGGCCGTCGCTGATGCAGAAGTTAGTGATCGTCTTTATCAACGCGCTATGGGCTTCGTGGCTCCAGATATCGATATTCGTGTTATTGAAAACAGAATTGTCGAAACTCCGCTTGAGAAGTATTACCCGCCTGATACAACCGCTGCCATTTTCTGGCTTAAGAACCGACAGAAGGATAAATGGCGCGACAAGGTTGATCACGAGCTAACAGGCAAAGACGGCGGCGCAATTCAGATTGAAACATCACCGATGAGCACTCTATTCGGAAAATGACCTCGATTAATCCTATCTTTGAACCGTTCATTGAGGCGCATCGCTACAAAGTTGCCAAAGGCGGTCGAGGTAGCGGTAAATCATGGGCAATTGCGAGGCTGCTTGTTGAAGCGGCGCGTCGGCAGCCTGTGCGCATACTCTGCGCTCGTGAACTGCAAAACAGTATCAGCGATTCGGTAATCCGGTTGCTTGAAGATACCATTGAGCGGGAAGGGTATTCGGCTGAGTTTGAAATTCAGCGTTCCATGATTCGTCATCTTGGAACGAATGCTGAATTCATGTTCTACGGCATCAAAAACAACCCGACGAAGATTAAATCGCTCGAAGGCATTGATATCTGCTGGGTGGAAGAAGCGGAAGCGGTAACGAAGGAATCATGGGATATCCTGATACCAACCATCCGCAAGCCATTTTCCGAAATATGGGTGAGCTTCAACCCGAAAAACATCCTCGACGATACCTATCAGCGATTCGTAGTAAACCCTCCCGATGATATTTGTCTGCTGACGGTGAACTACACCGACAACCCGCACTTTCCTGAAGTTCTCCGTCTGGAGATGGAAGAGTGTAAACGCAGAAACCCGACACTGTATCGTCACATCTGGCTTGGTGAGCCAGTAAGCGCAAGTGATATGGCAATCATCAAACGTGAATGGCTTGAAGCTGCAACAGATGCGCACAAGAAACTCGGATGGAAAGCGAAAGGCGCGGTTGTCTCTGCGCATGACCCGTCAGATACAGGGCCAGATGCTAAAGGTTACGCATCGCGTCACGGTTCGGTAGTTAAGCGCATTGCCGAAGGCCTGCTGATGGACATCAACGAGGGTGCTGACTGGGCTACTTCGCTGGCGATTGAAGACGGCGCTGACCATTACCTGTGGGATGGTGATGGTGTTGGTGCCGGGCTACGCAGACAGACAACGGAAGCGTTCTCCGGTAAGAAAATCACCGCCACGATGTTCAAGGGCAGCGAATCGCCATTCGATGAAGATGCACCGTATCAGGCCGGGGCATGGGCTGATGAAGTCGTGCAGGGCGACAACGTTCGCACTATTGGCGATGTATTCCGCAATAAGCGAGCGCAATTCTATTACGCGCTGGCTGACAGGCTGTATCTGACATATCGGGCGGTTGTTCACGGTGAGTATGCAGACCCCGACGACATGCTGAGTTTCGACAAAGAAGCGATAGGCGAGAAGATGCTGGAGAAGCTGTTTGCAGAACTGACGCAGATTCAGCGCAAATTCAATAACAACGGGAAGCTGGAGCTTATGACTAAGGTCGAAATGAAGCAGAAGCTCGGTATTCCATCTCCTAACCTGGCTGATGCGCTGATGATGTGTATGCATTGCCCGGCATTGGTCCGCGAAGAAACTGAAATATACGTTCCCTCATCCTCCGGTTGGTAAACATGGCAGAGACATTAGAGAAAAAACATGAGCGGATCATGCTCAGGTTTGACCGCGCCTATTCTCCACAGCAGGAAGTGCGCGAAAAGTGCATTGAAGCTACGAGGTTTGCTCGTGTCCCCGGAGGTCAATGGGAAGGAGCAACGGCGGCTGGAACTAAGCTTGATGAGCAGTTCGAGAAGTATCCTAAGTTTGAAATCAATAAGGTTGCAACTGAACTTAACCGCATCATTGCAGAATACCGCAATAACAGAATCACCGTTAAGTTTCGTCCTGGTGACAGAGAGGCAAGCGAAGAGTTAGCCAATAAATTAAATGGTCTGTTCCGTGCTGACTACGAAGAAACTGATGGCGGTGAGGCTTGCGATAATGCATTTGACGACGCTGCTACTGGTGGTTTCGGTTGCTTCCGTTTGACGTCGATGCTGGTCAATGAATACGACCCCATGGACGATCGTCAGCGTATTGCTATTGAACCAATATACGACCCGTCGCGCTCTGTGTGGTTTGACCCTGACGCTAAGAAGTACGACAAATCTGACGCGTTGTGGGCGTTCTGTATGTATTCGTTGTCACCTGAAAAATATGAGGCTGAATACGGAAAGAAACCTCCTGCTTCTCTGGATGTAACGTCTATGACCAGTTGGGAATATGACTGGTTTGATGCAGATGTTATTTACATAGCGAAGTATTACGAAGTTCGTAAAGAGTCTGTTGACGTCATCAGTTATCGACATCCAATCACTGGAGAGATTGCAACATACGACAGTGATCAGGTTGAAGATATTGAAGATGAACTGGCAATAGCTGGATTTCAGGAAGTGGCAAGGCGCTCAGTGAAGCGCCGTCGTGTGTATGTATCCGTAGTGGATGGGGATGGTTTCCTTGAGAAACCTCGACGTATTCCTGGTGAGCATATCCCCCTCATCCCGGTTTATGGAAAACGCTGGTTCATTGATGACATTGAGCGTGTCGAAGGACATATTGCAAAAGCAATGGATCCACAGCGTTTGTATAACCTTCAGGTATCAATGCTGGCTGATACTGCAGCGCAAGACCCCGGTCAGATCCCTATAGTTGGCATGGAGCAAATTCGTGGACTTGAGAAGCACTGGGAGGCTCGCAACAAGAAACGCCCAGCGTTCTTGCCGTTGCGCGAAGTGAGAGATAAATCTGGCAATATTATCGCTGGAGCTACCCCGGCAGGATATACACAGCCTGCGGTTATGAATCAGGCATTGGCTGCATTACTACAGCAAACCAGTGCAGATATTCAGGAGGTTACAGGCGGCAGTCAGGCCATGCAGCAGATGCCAAGTAATATTGCTCAGGAAACGGTTAACAACTTGATGAACAGAGCAGATATGGCTTCGTTTATCTATCTGGACAATATGGCGAAAAGTCTTAAACGCGCTGGTGAAGTATGGCTGTCAATGGCTCGTGAAGTGTACGGTTCAGAGCGTGAAGTGCGCATCGTTAACGAAGATGGAAGTGATGATATCGCTGTCCTGAGCGCACAGGTTGTTGACAGGCAAACAGGGGCAGTTGTTGCGTTAAATGACCTTTCTGTCGGTCGATACGATGTGACGGTTGATGTTGGACCAAGCTACACAGCACGACGTGATGCAACGGTTTCTGTACTGACAAATGTCCTTAGCTCTATGCTTCCAACAGACCCAATGCGCCCGGCAATTCAGGGTATTATTCTGGACAATATCGATGGCGAAGGCCTTGATGACTTCAAAGAGTACAACCGAAACCAACTGCTGATATCTGGCATTGCAAAACCACGCAATGAGAAAGAGCAGCAGATTGTTCAACAGGCGCAAATGGCAGCACAAAGCCAGCCAAATCCTGAAATGGTTCTCGCTCAGGCGCAAATGGTAGCAGCGCAGGCAGAAGCGCAAAAAGCAACTAACGAAACTGCTCAAACTCAAATCAAAGCATTTACTGCCCAGCAGGATGCGATGGAGAGTCAGGCAAACACTGTCTATAAACTGGCTCAAGCCAGAAACATCGATGACAAAGCAGTGATGGAGGCAATACGCCTTCTGAAAGATGTCGCCGAGTCACAACAACAGCAATTCCAGTCACCACCACAGTCACCGGCAGACTTAATGCCGAGTTAACCAGGAGTAATCAATGGAAAACGAACTGATCATCGACGGTCAGGTTATTGACCTGTCTGAAACACAGGAAAATGCAGAAGAAACCATCATCCAAACAGAGTCACAGCCTGAGAATGAAAGCCAGGATGACAACGGAAAAGAGATGGCAACTGATCCTGAAAAAACCGAAGAGACACCAGAAGATTACGCCTTGCGTATTGGTGATGAAGAAATTCAGCTTAACGCTGACGATGATGATCACATTGACGGGCAACCTGCACCGCAATGGGTGAAAGATCTTCGCAAAGGCTTCAAAGAAACACAGAAAGAAAACCGTGAGTTGCGCCGCCAGCTTGAGGAAGCATTAGCCAAGCCTGCGGAACATCAGCAACCACAACCAGACGCTATTCCACCAAAACCGACTCTTGAGTCGTGTGATTATGACGAACAGGCGTTTGAACAGGCATTGACTGATTGGCATGAGAAAAAAGGCCGTGTCGAACAGCAGCAGCAACAAAAACTACGTCAGCAACAGGAATACCAACAGCGTTTCCAGCAAAGGGTAGAAGCGCATAAACAACGGGCAGCCAAACTTCCTGTGAAAGATTATCAGGAAATGGAGGCCATTGTTCTTAGTGAGCTACCACCAATTCAGCAGGAAATCATCATTCACTGTGCAGACGAAGGCTCTGAACTACTCGCCTATGGCTTAGGTAAGAGCCAGCAATTACGCCAGCGTGTAGCCGCTGAGACAGATCCAATTCGCGCAGCATTCCTCTTGGGGCAGATTAGCAAACAGGTAAGCCTTGCTCCAAAACCAAAGAAAGCCATCAAGCCAGAGCCGGAAGTACGTGGTGGCGGTGCTGATGCGAAACAAGACGAATTCAACAAATTATGCCCCGGCGCAAAAATCGAATAAGGAAAAGATAAATGCCTAACAATCTCGACAGTAACGTCAGTCAAATCGTTCTGAAAAAATTCCTTCCGGGTTTTATGTCAGATTTAGTTCTGGCGAAAACCGTAGACCGTCAGTTGCTGGCAGGTGAAATCAACTCCAGCACTGGCGATAGCGTTAGCTTTAAACGTCCGCATCAATTCTCATCCCTCCGTACTCCCACTGGTGATATTTCAGGGCAAAATAAAAACAACCTGATCTCAGGTAAAGCTACGGGGCGTGTAGGTAACTACATCACTGTTGCTGTTGAATATCAGCAACTGGAGGAAGCGATCAAGCTTAACCAACTGGAAGAAATTCTCGCGCCGGTTCGCCAGCGAATCGTTACCGACCTTGAAACAGAGCTTGCTCACTTCATGATGAATAACGGTGCGTTGTCACTTGGTAGCCCCAATACTCCAATCACCAAATGGTCTGATGTTGCGCAGACGGCATCTTTCCTGAAAGACCTCGGCGTTAATGAAGGTGAAAACTATGCTGTAATGGATCCATGGTCTGCACAGCGACTTGCTGATGCGCAGACTGGTTTGCACGCTTCAGATCAATTGGTTCGTACTGCATGGGAGAATGCACAGATCCCAACCAATTTTGGCGGCATTCGCGCACTGATGTCTAATGGGCTTGCCTCTCGTACTCAGGGGGCATTTGGCGGAACACTGACAGTCAAAACACAGCCAACTGTTACCTATAACGCAGTTAAAGACTCATACCAGTTCACTGTAACATTGACCGGAGCGACAACCAGCGTTACAGGTTTCCTGAAAGCTGGTGATCAGGTTAAATTCACCAATACCTACTGGCTGCAACAGCAGACCAAACAGGCGTTGTATAACGGAGCCACACCAATTAGCTTCACTGCAACGGTTACTGCTGATGCTGATTCAGACGGCAGTGGCGATGTGACGGTTACGCTTTCTGGTGTTCCGATTTATGACACTACAAACCCGCAGTACAACTCTGTAAGTCGTCAGGTAGCGGCAGGCGATGCCGTATCTGTAGTAGGCACTGCTAGCCAGACAATGAAGCCAAACCTGTTCTATAACAAGTTTTTCTGTGGACTTGGCTCTATCCCACTGCCGAAACTGCACAGTATTGATTCTGCTGTTGCAACATATGAAGGTTTCTCCATCCGCGTACATAAATACGCAGATGGCGATGCCAACGTGCAAAAAATGCGCTTCGACTTACTGCCTGCATATGTGTGCTTTAACCCTCACATGGGCGGTCAGTTCTTCGGTAATCCGTAATAACAAGGGGCTTCCGCCCCTTTTATGTTTTAAGGAAACAATATGGATCGCATGAGTGTATTCCTTGCCGCAGATAACGAATCCGGGCATGTACAGGCCGTTATCGCAGAAAAAGACTTCCAGTTTTTCGAAAAGTTGGGCTTTGTTGCCTCAGTTGATGAATTGAAACCGACCAGTAAGCGAGGTCGTAAGGCGGCAGACAATGGCAACAGTACTGACAAAGGGTGAGATCGTCCTTTTTGCGCTTCGTAAGTTTGCTATTGCTTCTAATGCATCGCTGACTGATGTTGAGCCGCAATCAATTGAAGATGGTGTAAATGATCTGGAAGATATGATGTCCGAGTGGATGATTAACCCCGGCGACATTGGTTACGCTTTCGCAACTGGAGATGAGCAGCCATTACCAGATGATGAGTCAGGTCTTCCAAGAAAATACAAACACGCAGTAGGCTATCAGTTATTGCTGAGAATGCTATCTGATTACAGCCTTGAACCAACTCCGCAAGTTCTCAGTAACGCCCAACGCTCATATGATGCCTTGATGACCGACACTCTGGTTGTTCCTTCAATGCGACGACGTGGAGATTTTCCTGTAGGACAGGGTAATAAATATGACGTGTTCACATCTGACCGATATTATCCAGGCGATCTCCCTCTGATTGATGGCGATATCCCAAACGCATAGGTGAATAAATGCCGATTCAGCAACTTCCGCTTATGAAAGGTGTCGGCAAAGACTTTCGAAACGCCGACTATATCGACTATCTGCCAGTGAATATGTTGGCTACACCCAAAGAAATCCTCAACAGCAGCGGATATCTTCGCTCATTCCCGGGCATTGCCAAACGTTCTGATGTGAACGGCGTATCGCGAGGCGTCGAGTACAACATGGCGCAGAATGCTGTTTATCGCGTGTGTGGTGGCAAGCTGTATAAGGGCGAAAGCGAGGTTGGTGATGTTGCCGGAAGTGGTCGCGTATCAATGGCGCATGGTCGAACATCACAGGCGGTAGGCGTTAATGGTCAACTGGTCGAGTATCGCTATGATGGCACGGTTAAAACCGTCTCAAACTGGCCTACAGACAGTGGATTCACGCAGTATGAGTTAGGTTCAGTTCGCGACATTACTCGCTTACGTGGGCGTTATGCGTGGTCAAAAGACGGAACTGATTCATGGTTTATCACTGACCCTGAAGACGAATCGCACCCTGACCGATACAGTGCACAATATCGCGCAGAATCGCAGCCGGACGGCATCATCGGTATCGGGACATGGCGAGACTTCATCGTCTGCTTTGGTTCATCGACTATTGAATATTTCTCCCTGACTGGCGCAACCACCGTTGGTGCTGCTTTGTATGTCGCACAGCCATCACTGATGGTGCAAAAAGGCATCGCCGGAACCTATTGCAAAACGCCATTCGCTGATTCCTATGCGTTCATCAGCAATCCGGCAACAGGTGCGCCGTCTGTATACATCATCGGTTCCGGGCAGGTGTCACCAATCGCCAGCGCGAGCATTGAGAAAATTCTTCGCTCCTACACTGCTGATGAACTGGCTGATGGTGTGATGGAGTCTCTGCGATTTGATGCGCATGAGCTGCTGATTATCCATCTTCCGCGCCATGTCCTCGTATACGACGCATCTTCAAGCGCCAATGCTCCGCAATGGTGTGTACTGAAAACAGGTCTGTATGACGATGTGTACCGCGCTATCGACTTCATTTACGAAGGCAATCAGATAACGTGCGGCGATAAGCTGGAGTCCGTGACCGGGAAATTGCAATTCGACATCAGCAGCCAGTACGACAAGCAACAGGAGCATCTGCTGTTTACTCCTCTGTTCAAAGCGGATAACGCCAGAGTTTTCGACCTTGAAGTTGAATCTTCAACTGGCGTTGCGCAGTACGCCGACCGCCTTTTTCTCTCTGCAACCACTGACGGCATCAATTACGGTCGTGAGCAGATGATTGAGCAGAATGAACCGTTTGTTTACGACAAACGCGTTTTGTGGAAGCGAGTCGGGCGCATCAGGAAAAATGTCGGCTTCAAATTGCGCGTTATCACGAAGTCACCTGTCACTCTGTCTGGCTGCCAGATAAGGATCGAGTAATGGCTGATTCGAATCTCAACACCCCTGTTATTGTGCAGGCGACGCGGCTCGATACATCAATCCTTCCACGCAATATATTCAGCCAGTCTTACCTGCTGTATGTCATTAATCAGGGGGCTGATGTCGGCGCAATTGCCGGGAAAGCAAATCAGGCTGGTCAGGGCGCTTACGATGCTCAGGTGAAAAACGATGAACAGGATGTCGAACTGGCTGACCACGATGCAAGAATCACCGCAAACACAAAAGCGATAAATCTCCTTGAGGTCAGGTTAACAACCGCCGAAGGGAAGATAGTTGTACTGCGTAGCGATGTTGATTACTTGCTGGATGAGGTTATCGATATTCAGGCGCATCTGGTCACTGTTGACCAAAGACTGGATGGCGTAGAAAGCGATATATCTGACATTAAGAGTGATTACGTATCGAAAACCGTAACAGAATCGCAGTCTCTTGCGTCACCGCTGGATGTAAAAACATCATATTCAGTTGATGGAATTCAGGTCGTTGGAGCAAGGCAGACCGGATGGACAGCGGCCACAGGCACACCACTTCTTGGCTCATTCAACGCTAACCAGTCATACACGGTCGGCACTACGTACACACAATCCGAAGTCGCAGCTATCGCTACAGGTTTGGAGCAGGCGCGGCAGCGTATTCTGGCGCTTGAAACAGCACTTAGATTACATGGGCTGATTGACTGATGATTACATTCAAACCAACGCGAAACATCGACCTGATCGAAGCAGTAGGAAATCACCCTGACATCATCGCCGGGAGCAACAACGGTGATGGATACGACTACAAACCTGATTGCCGTTACTTTGAGGTGAACGTGCACGGTCAGTTTGGCGGCATTGTTTACTATCAGGAGATTCAGCCGCTTACATTCGATTGCCACGCCATGTACCTGCCAGAGATTCGCGGCTTCAGCAAGGAAATAGGGCTGGCGTTCTGGCGATACATTCTGACTAACACCACCGTTCAGTGCGTCACATCGTTCGCCGCACGCAAATTCCGCCACGGTCAGATGTACTGCGCAATGATTGGCCTTAAGCGTGTAGGAACCATCAAGAAATACTTCAAAGGCGTGGATGACGTGACTTTTTACAGCGCCACACGCGAAGAACTAATCGACTTCCTGAATCACGGGAGATAGCCATGTTATATGCATTTAAGCTGGGCAGAAAACTGCGCGGCGAGGAACCTTATTGCCCTGAAAAAGGCGGGAAAGGTGGCAGTTCTGATAAAAGTGCAAAGTATGCCGCAGAAGCTCAGAAGTATGCCGCAGACCTGCAAAATAAGCAGTTCAACACCATCATGAACAACCTGAAGCCGTTTACTCCTCTGGCTGATAAGTATCTCGGCAGCCTCGAGAACTTATCGTCTCTGGAAGGGCAAGGTCAGGCGCTTAACCAGTATTACAACTCTCAGCAGTATAAAGATCTTGCTGGTCAGGCTCGCTATCAGAGTCTGGCGGCAGCGGAAGCAACAGGTGGATTGGGTTCCACCGCAACCAGTAATCAGTTAGCAACAATCGCACCAACGCTTGGTCAGCAATGGCTATCTGGACAAATGAACAATTACAACAACCTGGCAAATATCGGTCTTGGCGCTCTTCAGGGACAGGCAAACGCCGGGCAAACATATGCCAACAACATGAGTCAGATTTCGCAGCAAAGCGCAGCACTGGCGGCGGCAAACGCCAACCGACCGTCAGCATTGCAGCAGGGGGTTAGTGGTGCTGCATCCGGTGCGCTTTTGGGTGGTGGCATAGCCAGTGCTCTCGAGCTATCAACTCCGTGGGGGGCTGGTATTGGTGCTGGTCTTGGTCTGCTTGGTTCACTGTTTTAAGGGTTAATCAATGGCTACGTGGCAACAGGGTATTAATTCTGGTGGTTTTCTGGCTGGCATTGGTACGCAAAATGAGAATGCACCAAAGGCAAGCGACATTAACGCAACGCTTGGTCTGATTCGCGAAAACAATGAACTGGCTCGATCAGGTGCAAATAACGTTGGTCTGACCGCGTTACGTGGTCTGGCTGGAGTTGCTGATATTTACAATCAGGAACAGCAACAGAAAGCGATTAGTGCGTTCAATAAGGTTCATGCTGATGCATGGGCTTCTGGTGATCCATCGGGACTATTTAAGTTTGCCCAGGAAAATCCAGCGTTTGTTGCACAGGCACAACAGGCGTTTTCCGGTCTTAATGATCAGCAACGCAACGATATGGGCGATTTAGCCATGAGGGCTAACGTAGCTCTTTCTCAGGGACCGGAAGCCTACAGTAAATTCATTACTGACAACAAGGACAGGTTAAATCGCGTTGGTGCTAATGCTGACTGGATGATTCAGACAGGTATCCAGAATCCAGAGCAGCTATCACACATGCTGACTACTATGTCTCTCGGTGCACTTGGGCCAGAAAAGGCGTTTGCTGTTCAGGACAAGATGGCTGGTCGTGAAATTGACCGAGGCAGACTGGCAGAGACAATCCGCAGCAATCAGGCTGGAGAAGCACTTCAGGCGAGAGGCCAAAACCTTTCCTATCAGTCAGCAATGACTGGGCACAATATCGCAGCACAACGTTTGGCTCTGGATCAGCAAGAGTTCGGGTTTAAGATGCAGCAAGCGCAGGAAAAGGCTCAGCAGTTGATTAGCGAAGCACCTAAGCTGTCAGTAAACATGGAAAAAGGCATCGAGACGGCTGTAAACAATGCCACAGCATCATCAAACTCAGCCAATTCTATGAGTGCGCTTGCTCAACAGTTCAGAGCAGAAAAACCAACGACAGGTTTGTTCGGTAACGCACAGAACATGTTCGCAAAACTTACCGGAAGCGATACGACATTGCGTGATTTGCGCATTCGCCAAAATGCCCTTGTTAACAGTCAGGTTCTTAAATTCCTACCTCCCGGCCCCGCAACGGATAAAGACGTTGAGATCGTTCGTCAGGGTGCACCAACTGACATGGATAACCCTGAGACGGTCGCAAGATGGCTTGATGCTATGGCAAACCTTGAGCGACGAAACGCGCAGTTTAATGAGTTTAAAGCCGAGTGGATGAGCGCGAATGGCAACCCTGGACAATCGCGTAATGGCGGTCAGATATTGGGGTTGGATGTTAAAAAAGGTGAATCATTGGGGAGTGCCGTTAAGCGGTATATGTCAATGAATACTGACGCAGCGCCAGCACAAGATTCGACACCTTCAGGAGAACCACGGAATCAGGTTGGATCATATACCTCAAAATCAGGCATTCAATTTACGGTGGAATGATGAAAGTAACTGCAAACGGTAAGACATTTACCTTTCCTGATGGTACGAGCACCGAAGATATTGGCACCGCCATTGATGAGTATTTTGCTGGTCAGGCTGTTCAGCAACAAACAGCTAATCAGGCCAATAATGCACCAACACGGGAAGAACCATCATTGATGCAACAAGCTGGCGATTGGCTTACTGGTAGTCAAAGTGCAGGGCAAATTGCAGAACAGGCTGGTCGTGGTCTGGTAAACATACCATTTGACGTATTGCAGGGCGGCGCAAGTCTGATTAATGCAATCAGTCAGGGGCTTGGTGGACCCAAGGTTTTGGATGATGTTTATCGTCCAGTAGACAGACCGACAGACCCCTACGCGCAAGCCGGTGAAACAATTGGTGGGTATTTAGTTCCAGGAGTTGGAACAGCAGGAAGCATGGCTATTGGATCACTGGCAGAGGCAGCAAATCAGAAAGGCGATTTCGCACAAAATGCAGCTAAAAATGCCGGAGTTAACCTTGCCGCTCAGGGTGTTCTTTCCGCAGCAGCAAAGGGAATAGGGCGTGGAATAACGGCTATAAAAGGTGATATTGCGCCAGAAGTGGCGAAGAAAATTGCCACATCAGAATCTATGGGCGTGACACCAATGACATCTGATGTTATCCCGCCGAAAAATGCTTTCACTCGCGGCCTTACTCAGGATGCCGAGGGGGCTTTGCTCGGGACAGGCTCAAAGCGAGCGGAGCAATATGCAACGCGTAGTAAGCTGGTAAGCAATTATTTTGACCGTTTTGGTGAGTACAACCCTGATGACGTGGTGAAATCTCTGACCACCACGTTAAGGGGGCGGAAGGATGCCGCTGGCGCTGTTATCAATGACGTCACCAATAAAATGGGTAATGCCGCAGTTGATACCACAAATACCATGAATGCTCTGAATACAGCGATCGCAAGACAGGAACGGCTTGGGACGTCTGCCAATCAAAGCCTGCTTACATCCTTGCGTAACCTACGTGAAGAATTAGCAGACCCTGCAACTGATTTGGATGTTACGTTTGATCTCTTGCGTCAGCACAGAACAGCATTTAGATCTAATGTTCAGGGAGATGCTATGGTCTTCCCCAACCAGGCAAAAGCAGCTACCAATATGGTAGAGAATGCAATGTCAAAAGACCTTCGTAACGCAGTTGCTAAAAACCTCGGTGCATCAGACGCAGCAAAATACCTTAAAGCAAATTCCGATTATGCAAACGTTTATAATAAGGTGCTTAATAAAAACATTGCTAACAAGCTCAACAAGGCAAGCAGTGAAGCCAGTCCTGAACTTATAAATACCGTTGTATTAAGCAGAAAACCATCTGACGTGAAACGAATCTGGAGCGCATTGGATGATAAAGGGAAAGATGCTATGCGTGCAGCTTACGTCAGCAAAATAGCGGAAAAGGCTGGTGACTCTCCAGCCAAGTTCATCACTGAAGTTAATAAGCTGAAATCTCAGTCAGGCGGTGAAATTTACAACACTATTTTTTCTGGAAAGCACATGAAAGAGCTTGATGCTCTTCATGAAGTTCTACAGCAAACAGCAAGGTCAGACACCGCAAATGTAGTAACTCAGACGGGGCAATCGCAAGCCAACAGGATAAGGACGATTGGCGCAACTGCGACTCTTGGCGTATCAATGGGGCTTGAGGCTGGTTTCGGTGCAATGATGCGCTTGTATGAGTCCAAAGCAGCAAGGAATGCTCTCTTACGTTTGGCAAACACCAAAGCAGGAACGCCAGCCTATGAAAGAGCGTTGAGTAACGCTGCAAATGCCATCAGGCCGCTGCTTGCTACTGAGGCAACACAGCAGTAACGTATGGGGAATGGGATTCAATCGTTAACATTTTCTTTTTACTTTTCCAACAAAAGCTTTGGTTGAATCCATATTCCCATAACCAGAAATGGTTTTCGACATTAAAACTGTTCCATTAGGATGTATTACCCATGAGTCGATAACTCGTTGAGTTTCGCCATTCGCGCCGATTCCAATGATGGAGTTTTTAGACAATGCTTTGTAAGCCATGCCGCCCGCATCCGTCCCAGAATATGTGATACTGGCATCTTCACCGTTTGTCTTAATGATGAATGTTCCACTAAAACCATCTTCTTCCGGTTGAAAATTATTTCGTTCTGAATAGCTTATTCCGTGCATATCGCCAACGACCCAGCACTCTGCTGTAGCCCCAAAAGATATGAATAAGAACATAGCAGCAAGAACTTTCTTCACACCAACCTCCTTAGTTTTGAGCAGGATACCATGAAAAAAGTAAACATCTTTTGCCTACTTCACATTTGAATGTTTTGTCATTAGGATGTTTCCGGTTTTTTAAATATGGAAATTGATATGAAGAGGATTATTAGCGTCGTTGCTGGCGCTATCATGTTATCTGGGTGCGCAACTATTGTTGGTGATGAAACGCAACTTGTGCAAGTGAACAGCAATCCTTCCGGTGCGAGCTTTAAGGTAAAAGACGAATCAGGCGTGATTGTTGCGCAAGGTAAGACCCCGCAAGGAGTAACTCTTGCCAAGTCAGATGGTAGTTATTTTGGCAAAAAGAGCTACCAGATCACTATGGAGAAGGATGGGTACGAACCAGTTACCCTGCCAATCAAAGCCAATGCTAATGGTTGGTATATTGGTGGAAACCTTGTGTTTGGTGGGTTAATTGGTTGGCTTGCTGTAGATCCATTTAATGGTGGGATGTATACCTTGAAGCCTAAAGAGGCAAATGCATCCCTTATACCGTCCACAAAGCACGACTAATAAATGGAACCCACCATCAGGTGGGTTTTTTGTACAAATCCTTCAGCGTATCAAACACCATCTTCTTAACAAGTTCGGACTGCTCATCAGCGATGCGTTCCGCATCGTCTCGATAGCCTGAAATTTTGGATGGCTTTGATACAGCATCAGTCACTATCTGAACTAATTCTGAATTAAGAGAGCGGCCATTGGATTTGGCTCGCTGTTTTAGTTTTTCCTTTAATTCGTAAGGTAGCCGCAGATTAAATTGCGGGTCATCTCTTCCCATTCTTGATGCCTCGCTTTTGTGAGTGGATCGGCATCTTATTATCTGCTGGTTGCATCCTCAATAAGACCACAGTGGTCTCTTTGTTTGATTAATAATACATCACTGTGGCAATGCTGCGGCGATTCCTTGTATCTGGAGCAAATTAAATGACAGACATTACAGCCAATGTTGTAGTGAGTATGCCTTCGCAACTCTTCACTATGGCGCGTTCTTTTAAAGCCGTAGCCAATGGCAAAATTTATATCGGTAAAATTGACACTGACCCGGTAAATCCTGAAAACCAGATTCAGGTTTATGTAGAGAACGAAGACGGTTCTCACATTCCTGTTTCGCAACCAATAATCATTAACGCTGCTGGATATCCGGTATATAACGGACAGATTGCCAAATTCGTAACCGTGCAAGGCCATTCTATGGCTGTTTATGATGCGTATGGTACACAGCAGTTCTATTTTCCGAATGTGCTGAAGTATGATCCTGATCAGTTACGACAGCAATTAGAAGACCCAGATGGAGCGAATAAATACCCAAAACTTCAGATAGCAAGATGGAGAGACAGTTATGATGTAAGAGGTTGGGGGGCTATTGGTGATGGTGTTCATGATGATACATCAGCTCTATCAGAATTACTTTCTGTTGCAACAGGTGGTGAAAAGATAGATGGGCGAGGGCTTACTTTTAAAGTATCAACTCTTCCAGATGTCAGTCGATTTAAAAATGCTCGTTTTTTATTTGAGAGAATACCGGGTCAGCCTCTTTTTTATGCTTCTGAAGATTTTATCCAAGGAGAGTTATTTAAAATTACAGATACACCGTGGTACAACGCCTGGACGCAGGATAAAACGTTTGTATATGACAATGTCATCTATGCGCCTTTTATGGCTGGAGACCGCCATGGTGTAAATAACCTCCATGTTGCATGGGTTCGCTCAGGAGATGACGGGAAGACCTGGACAACGCCGGAATGGCTTACAGATTTACATGAAAACTATCCCACAGTTAACTATCACTGCATGAGTATGGGGGTTGTCAGAAATCGCCTTTTTGCTGTAATTGAGACGCGGACCGTGAGCGGAAATAAACTGCAGGTTGCAGAGTTGTGGGATCGCCCAATGAGTCGCAGCCTTCGCGTTTATGGTGGTATAACGAAAGCAGCAAATCAGCAAGTCGCTTATATTCGCATTACTGATCACGGATTATTTGCTGGTGATTTTGTCAACTTCTCAAACTCTGGTGTTACAGGTGTTACCGGGAATATGACGGTGACTACTGTCATTGATAAAAATACTTTTACAGTTACGACGCAAAATACCCAGGATGTGGATCAGAATAACGAGGGTAGATACTGGAGTTTTGGTACATCATTTCACTCGTCACCATGGAGAAAAACCAGTCTTGGAACTATTCCTTCTTTTGTTGACGGAAGCACTCCTGTTACTGAGATTCACAGTTTTGCGACGATTAGCGATAACAGTTTTGCTGTTGGCTACCATAATGGTGATATTGATCCACGCGAGCTTGGGATACTCTATTTCTCTGATGCTTTCGGTTCTCCTGGTAGCTTTGTTCGCAGACGCATACCTGTAGAATATGAGGCGAATGCATCTGAGCCATGTGTAAAATATTATGATGGCATTCTGTATCTGACGACCAGGGGGACATTAAGTACTCAACCCGGTAGTTCATTGCACAGAAGCTCTGATTTAGGTACATCATGGAATTCTCTTCGCTTCCCAAATAATGTTCATCACTCAAACCTTCCTTTTGCCAAAGTTGGCGATGAGCTGATTATTTTTGGCAGTGAGCGCGCATTTGGTGAGTGGGAAGGAGGAGAACCTGATAACCGTTATGCAGGAAATTATCCAAGAACATTTATGACCAGAGTTAACGTCAATGAGTGGAGTCTGGATAATGTAGAGTGGGTTAATGTTACTGATCAGATTTATCAGGGCGGAATAGTTAACTCTGCGGTTGGTGTTGGTTCAGTTTGTATCAAAGACAACTGGCTGTACTACATTTTCGGTGGGGAAGACTTTCTAAACCCATGGAGCATAGGGGATAACAACAGAAAATATCCTTATGTTCACGATGGTCACCCGGCTGATTTGTATTGTTTCAGGGTGAAAATTAAACAGGAAGAATTTGTTTCAAGGGATTTTGTCTACGGAGCCACTCCTAACAGAACGCTTCCTACTTTTATGTCGACGTCAGGCGTGAGGACGGTTCCTGTACCCGTTGATTTCACAGATGATGTTGCCGTCCAGTCACTGACTGTCCATGCCGGTACATCAGGACAAGTTCGCGCGGAAGTCAAACTTGAGGGTAATTACGCCATTATTGCGAAGAAAGTACCGTCTGATGATGTTACCGCTCAGAGATTAATCGTTAGCGGCGGTGAAACAACGTCTTCAGCAGATGGCGCAATGATAACGTTGCATGGTTCCGGAAGCAGTACTCCACGTCGCGCGGTATATAACGCACTCGAACATCTTTTTGAGAACGGAGATGTTAAACCTTATCTTGATAATGTAAATGCTCTTGGTGGTCCGGGAAACAGGTTCTCGACAGTTTATCTTGGCTCCAATCCTGTGGTTACCAGTGACGGAACATTAAAGACAGAGGCGGTCTCTCCTGACGAAGCATTGCTGGATGCCTGGGGTGACGTCAGGTATATCGCTTATAAATGGCTGAACGCTGTCGCTATAAAGGGGGAAGAAGGGGCGAGGATACATCATGGTGTAATCGCGCAGCAACTTCGTGATGTTCTTATTTCTCACGGACTCATGGAAGAAGAAAGCACAACATGCCGCTATGCCTTTCTTTGCTATGACGATTATCCCGCAGTATATGATGACGTCATTACTGGCCAAAGGGAAATACCGCTGACTGATAATGACGGGAGCATCATTGTTGATGAGGATGATAATCCAGTGATGGTAATGGAAGACATCATTGAGCGCGTTGAAATAACGCCAGCAGGATCTAGATGGGGGGTCAGACCTGATCTCTTATTCTATATCGAGGCGGCATGGCAGCGCAGAGAAATAGAAAGAATAAAAGCTAGGTTAGACTTAATAGAAGGGAAGCACTAAATGTTTCGTTGGCGTCAAAAATATGAACTGCTCACATAAAGAAGTAAGTACATTGGCAAAAAACATTGACGTCAACGAAATTAAATATAAAAATTTAAATGCTTTTTAATGACAAGAAAAGTAACTAGTGGTAAAATAACGTAGGATACTAATATGTCAAGACTCAAGACTCAAGACTCAAGACTCAAGACTCAAGACTCAAGACTCAAGACTCAAGACTCAAGACTCAAGACTCAAGACTCGTTTTCCGTTGATGATAATGGGTCAGGTAATATTTTTGTATGTGGAGATCTTGTAAATAGCAAAGAGAATAAAGTTCAGTTCAATGGAAACAATAACAAACTTATTATAGAAGATGATGTTGAGTGTCGATGGCTTACCGTAATATTTAGGGGTGATAATAATTACGTAAGAATACATAAAAACAGTAAGATTAAAGGTGATATTGTCGCAACAAAAGGTTCAAAAGTTATTATCGGTAGAAGAACGACAATAGGTGCAGGTTTTGAAGTCGTCACTGATAAGTGCAATGTTACAATTGGCCATGACTGCATGATAGCAAGAGATGTTATTTTGCGTGCATCAGATGGGCATCCTATATTTGATATTCATAGCAAAAAAAGGATTAATTGGGCAAAAGATATCATTATATCTAGTTACGTATGGGTAGGGAGAAATGTCTCTATAATGAAAGGGGTATCTGTTGGAAGCGGATCTGTCATTGGGTATGGGAGTATTGTAACTAAAGATGTGCCATCTATGTGTGCAGCAGCCGGTAATCCAGCAAAAATAATAAAAAGAAATATAATATGGGCAAGAACGGATAAAGCGGAGCTAATTAGTGATGACAAGAGATGCTCCAGCTATCATGCGAAGCTCACGCAATAAATATAAAACATCATGCAGACATATTACCAATATTAATATAAGGTAATAAAAATATAATTTACAAAAAAGCCCGTTGGAAGCGACGGGCATTAACCGCGGTAATGGATAAATTATTAATGTTTTTAGATTGTGAACGATATCATATTGTGCGGAAGTAGTGAAGTAACCATGTAAAATGATTGTTTCATAGCCTATGAGACACACAAGGCTTTGTGCTCTTCTGTGGATGTGTGGCTACATGTTTGAAGATCGTTGTGCCGTATTTGTGACATACACATGGCAACATCATGCCTCAACTTTCTGTTTGTGCCATCAACTATAGATTAGTGAATGCGGTTAATGCTTGCTAAAACAGATAGTTATGATTGGTGCTACAGATTCGTAATGCGAAGGTCGTAGGTTCGACTCCTATTATCGGCACCATTCTAATGTCTCCCCAAGTCTACTCAAGTATTTAAAAACCTCTTATAATCCGCATGTTAGCGCCCCTTTTAGTCTTTTGACGTCTACTTAAGTACCCCAAAATCTACAGTCAATTGGGGGTACTTTTGGGGGTATTTGCTGTTCGGTTTAGTGGAGGTACCCCCAAGTGAAACTCAATGCCCGTCAAATAGACACTGCCAAGCCAAAAGAGAAGGCTTACAAGCTGGCTGATGGTGGTGGTCTGTATCTCCTGGTAAAACCTAGTGGAGGAAAATATTGGCGCTTCAAGTATCGTGTAGCTGGTAAAGAGAAGCTGTTAGCACTAGGTGTGTATCCTGAAGTTACCTTGGCTGATGCTCGTGCAAAACGTGAAGAAGCTAAAAGGGGTATCGCTGGGGGTATCGATCCGATGGAAGCGAAACGAGAGGAAAAGATTGCCCGGGAAACGCAGTTAAACAACACCTTCAAAGATATTGCCCTTGAGTGGCACAGCAGCAAATTAAAAAAATGGTCTGCTGGTTATGCTTCAGACATCCTCGAAGCCTTCAACAAAGATGTGTTCCCTTACATTGGCAAAAAACCAATCGCCGAAATCAAACCACTTGAACTGCTGAATGTGCTGCGGCGCATCGAGGGGCGCGGTGCTACCGAAAAAGCCAAAAAAGTGAGGCAGCGATGCGGGGAAGTTTTCCGCTATGCAATTGTCACTGGACGTGCTGAGTATAACCCTGCACCGGATCTCACCAGCGCGATGCAAGGTCATGAATCTAATCATTATCCTTTCCTCACAGCCAAAGAATTACCTGATTTTTTCAAGGCATTGTCCAGTTACTCAGGAAGTGCATTGGTTGTTATGGCGGCTCGTCTACTGATTATCACCGGTTTGCGGACTGGCGAACTGCGCGGTGCATTATGGGATGAAATCGATCTCAACAAGGCTATCTGGGAGATACCTGCTTCACGGATGAAAATGCGTCGCCCTCATGTGGTGCCTTTGTCTAAGCAGGCTCTTTCGCTTATTGGGCAGATTAAAGAATTAACTGGCAATTATCCGCTTATGTTTCCCGGCCGTAATGATCCAAGGAAAACAATGAGCGAGGCTAGCATAAACCAAGTATTTAAACGCATCGGCTATAACGGAAAGGTTACTGGTCATGGATTCCGGCACACCATGAGCACCATTTTGCATGAGCAGGGCTATAACACCGCGTGGATAGAGACACAGCTTGCACACGTCGATAAAAACTCAATTCGTGGCACATACAACCATGCGCAATATCTGGATGGTCGCCGGGAGATGCTCCAGTGGTATGCCGACTATATGGATTCGCTCGAGCATGGCGGTAACGTGGTGCATGGCAAGTTCGGAAAATGTGGATGACTGGTTGCGTATACAGTAGTAGACTTTGAGCGACGAAAGAAAAGGCTGTGTCTAGGGTCGCTCCCGAAAATCCGTACACCTCGACGGACTGGTACAGCCACTACAGTAGAGGACGCTGAGGTGTGCGTATGATTGATATTCATGCCGAATTAAACGAATACAAAAAAGATTTTATTTCTTTACGTGAATTTCTTGAGGTCGTGCTTAAGGTCGCTGGTGATGATTATGATGTTTCAGATGTCATAACTTGGATACTCAGGAGAATAAGCGGAGAACATATCCGCCTGTACACAGTAAATGAATTTAAGCTGTTGGAATCTTTTTGTAACCCGTATCGGGATGAATTTGATTATGATGTTCTTTATAGAAATCTGAATGCGGTTCGGAAACGTGGTTGTTTACCTGGTGAGAGGGATGAAAATGGTTTTCTGGTGTCCGGTTATTGGGAAGATCCCGAATTTGAGAACATTGGATTTATAAGGGGTGAAATTTTCGCAATTTTTCCCGATGTCCTTGACGCGTTAACGAAGCTGGAAGGCGCTAACTCTTCTGAAAATGACGAGGCACAAGGACGCGATATTGAAAAGAAAGAGTTGCGTACAGAGGATGATTTATTATCCCAAATCGCAATGCTGGAAAAAGAAAACGCAGAGTTAAGGGCAAGGATAGAGCAGTTAGAGCAAGAGCGCCCGATACACTTATATAAATACTGGGATAAAGACCCATTAGCTAAGGCTATTGAGATTAGAAACAGAGAGTGGGCCAATTACGATCCAGAAAATGATTTTGCCACCAGGGGAAATCAAGAAGCGATAACCAGGGAGCTTAAGCAGTGGGGGGCAAGTAATGCACTTGCAACGCTCATAGAGAGGACTGCCTGCCCTATTAACCGAGACAACAGCCAAAAGAACGCAAAGCCGGATTAACGCACCATACCGCATACCCTGAGGGTGATTTACTGTTACCCTGAGGGTATTTTTTTATCTTCCCCGTCAATTTTACCATCACCCTTAGGGTAGATTTCCTCCCGATTACCATCACCCTTAGGGTTAATTTCCTTCCGGTAACCATTAGGCCTGAGGGTATGAAAATATTCGTTATTTCTGTGCCAGGATTACCTCGTCAAATTGAGTAGACGTTATGAGGTAAATATATGTCAAATACGCTTATTCGTTTAACAGAAGTTCAGCGTAGAACTGGATATAGCAAGGCATGGATTTATCGCCTTATGGGGCAAGGTAAATTTCCTGCATCAGTTAAAATTGGCTCGCGAGCTATTGCTTTCGTTGAGAGTGAAATTGACGAGTGGATTAATCAGCGTATTGCGGAATCACGCGGAACAGCTACCTGATTAAATGGCTACGGGGCTATTGCCCCCAGCTATCCACCAGCAAATAAAAGTAACTTAATTCGATAGCAGGAGTTTTTATGAAATTTCCAAAAACGCCCGTACAGGGGCGGGGCTTCGTTCGGCCTGAAAACCAGAATCTGCAAAATTTCGGCGAAATTATCCCGATTATTTCCGGCGTTATTGGCGGGAGTGAAACCACTATTGTTAGCGCCAGAGCGTTACATAAGGCGTTAGGTGTAGGGCGCGTTTTCCGTTCGTGGATCAAGGGGCGCATTGAAGAATACGGGTTCACGGAAGGCGTGGATTATGAGGTTGTTGAATATTTGAGCCGACCCGATCCGGTGAGCGCAAAATCTCGCCAGCAAACCGCTCTTGAGTACATCATCACAGTGAACATGGCGAAAGAACTGGCGATGGTCGAACGTACCGAACAGGGCCGCGCCGTTCGCCAGTACTTTATCAAATGCGAGGAGGAGCTACACAAGGTAGCGCCAGTGCGTTCCGCAGCGTTACGCCGGGAACTGAAAGCCCGTATCTCCGTTGCCAGCTACTTTAAGCCGATGTGTGCCGCGCTGGAGGCGTACCGGGCTGAACTGGGTAAAAACACACTCCAGCACCACTACACCACGGAAGCCAATATGCTGGCGCGTATCGTGCTGGGTGGCATGACTGCAAAACAGTGGACGCAGGCGAACGGCATCACAGGCGAACCACGCGACCACATGAGCACGTTGCAGCTTGAGCACCTTTCTTACCTTGAGCAGAGCAATATCACGCTGATTGAGTTAGGCCTGGACTACCACCAGCGGAAAGCTGAATTAATTCGTCTTTCGCAGCGTTGGTTAGCCCGTCGCATGGAGGAAAACAGCCATGTGTAACGCTCTGACCGTTACAAAAAGAGAAAGCGCCCCGTTGCCGGAGCGCCTTTGTGAACGAATAGCCTACTGCGCCATATTGCTTACTGTCTACGAGGCAGATTATAGCGTTGTGGTCGCACAGAGTGAAGGCGCTGATCACCGTTACTACAGCACGCCAGAAATGCAGAATATTTTGCTGCAAAATGTCGTTGGTCACGCTGTCCGGAAAGCAAAAAATTTTGCTGGTGGCGCGACTGATGCGATTTTGTCAGGTCGCAAGGTGATGATCAATCTGATGTCTAATTTCGTTCTGGATAAAACAAAGGCGACCGCAGAGGGCCACCAGTGGGAAAGCTACACACTTGAACACATCGCCAACAATGCCAGATTTGCGGCTGGTGGGCAATGTGATCAGTGTGTTGGCTTGCTGGTGGGCTATTCCTGCTCTTTAACATTGCCATGCCGCGATGTTTTCCAGGTATGCGACCCCATTTTTGTGCGCCTGTACTCTTTAAGGAATTTCTCAAGGATAAACGCACAGGGCGCGAATCTGTCTGACTCATATTCGTACGTTATCTTTCTGCGCTGTCTTTTCCGTGCCGGTGATGGTGTATTGGTCGATTCTTTGTTGGTCATTCTGTGTACCTGTAAAGCAATGCGCCGGAGTTCCTCACACCACGGCGATGATAGTTATTATTCTGATTCTTTGGCCTTGCGGCGCTGGAGTTCTTCACGTGCGACGGTGACGAGCTGCCCGATCTCCTCGACAGCTTTGACTCCGATTTTTTCCACCTGCGCCAGTGCATTGAGCGAAGAAACCAGGGGATTTTCTCCGCTTCCTTCTGCCTGGCGGCGGGCGATCTCACCACGCATGGCGGTTACTATGAATCCGGCGTTGCTTTCGCCGTCCAGTTTTACGGATTCCATGCCTTCAAAAGCATCATGTGGGATACGAATTGAAATCTGTTTTGATTTGTCGTTGATAGTGTTTTTTGCCATGTGCATTCTCCTAAACAAAAGATGTGATTCAGTATACACAAAAAAGAATCACAAAAAATACTTGACCTGTGATTCAGTTAAATTTAATTTAAATCACACCTCAGTAAGAGGATATAAACGACAACGCCCCGAACTGTTTGCGGCAGTAGCGGGGCGTCTAACCAAACCGTTAAATGAGGTAACGATTATGGCTGGGGGGGAGCATACCCAAACTCACCCTAAATTTATATACACCTTCTTGGCGGTGCACCGTGATTGCATGGCTGACGGTAAAAACACTGTTCATGTAGCCGCCGATACGCTGGTTGATGCCTGCGAGATGCTCAATGACATGGGCTATATCTCGGCAACATGGAAAGGGCGCGAAGAAAACACGTTGTTTATTCAGAAATGCGAAAACAATTTTATCTGGCGTTTTATCGCCCTGAGTACGGCACAACCGCGCGTGATTCACATCGAGGCCACCAGCGAACAGGAAGCACGCCAGCAATCTCCTGATGGCTGCGTGATGGTATTCGCTGCCCGTATTCGCCAGGAGGTGGAGCATGTGTAATGCAACATGGCCTGATGCAGCGGTAGACGCTATCAAAACGCTGATGGATTCACTTATTGAGATTTCTGCTATCGCTGGTGTGGCGCATAAACACGCAGCCAGAGAATCAGAATGCATCTCCCATTATTTAGCATTTGTGCAGCTGAAAGCCGATCAGGCACTGGATAAGGCCGGAAAAATTATCATGGCTGATGTACAGGAGGTGCACCATGCATAACCTGTCAATTTCTGACCTTAACAGCATTCAGTTTGACGAGATATTTTCCGGGCAGCTACTGGTCAACGTGGAGAATGGACGCGTGGTAAGTAATTATCACCTGCCGGATGGTGCAATTGCCGGAAGCGTTGAAGCATTGCTGGAACTGGCGGAACGTGCGCGACTGATTAAGCCGTCAACGTGCCATCACGATGATGATCTGCATTTTACCGGGTGTATGGTGAGTCACTACGAAAACGGCGTTGAAGTATCCTGCGAACGTCTGCGTGATGATTGCTGTTTCGGCACACTGCCGGAATTTATCGAATTGCTGACCAGTTGCGGTTATCAGGTCATTCAGGGGGGTAAACATGCGTGATGATCGTTTTAATTCCCTGAAACAGGAGTTTGATGGCGCACCGGAAGATACATCGGGCGCATTGTTGAGCATTGCTGACATGATGAAAGCTGCATATTTTCTTATCAATACCATTGGCTACAAGTCAGAGGGTGAAATGATTCTTAGTATTGCGTCGGACTATGCTGAATATGTGGCAGAGACGCGTTACAGAAGAAAATCTCTGGAGGATGTAAGCCATGCATAATCATGAAGCGCATGTACCCGTAGTGCTTAATGTGCCAGATGATTTCACCGGACGCGTGCTGGTTTACCTTGATAAAGAAAAAGTGAAATCACAATGCCGACTGAAAAGTAATGAGATTGTGGGTTCTCCTGAATTTTTTTCTGAACTCTGTATTCGTGCAGAAATAAAACCGGAACTGCTGACAGGAAAATAAAACCATGAAAAGGAAAAATTCTGGCTTTACTGCCAGCGGTCTCTCTCGGCCTGAAATCAGACACGGAGATATTTACCGCGACACCAGACGTGGGGGACGAGTGGTTATTCGTCACGTTACGCCAGGCAATATCACCTACCGCCGTGAGGCTTACGAATATGACTGCGTAATGCCGCGCCGTCAGTTTGAGCGTGATTTTATTCTGGTGGAAAACAAACAACAGGCAGTGGCGAGACGTGCAGCCACGAATATTAAAAAAATCCGGGCAATGTTGGTTGCGGGAGGTAAGAAGTGAAAAACGCACCGAATTTAAAATATCAGCCGAAGGATAAATTCACCGAGGTAATCATTTTTGCCGGGACGGATGCTTACGCCCATGCTCAACACTGGATTGAAAGCGAAGGACGAAAACACGGCGATAACGTGCCTCCTGTTTACCTGGGGCCAAAGCAACTGGCAGACCTGGCGAATATCCGCATTGTCGACGATGAACGCCGCTTTGCGCGTGTCTATCTCGCGGGGGAGATAGAGCCAATCCAGATCAATGCTATTGCTGAAAAGCTGGCGCTGGCTGGTGTACAGGACGCGAAATTATACAAAGGTATCACCGACCGGGAGCCGGAAAACTGGCGCGACTACCTGCAACGGATCCGCGAACAGGCAGAGAGTGGGGAAGTTTCAGCGATGAAATTAGCCACAAAAAATATTGACCTATCCAGGCCAGCACTAAATCAGATGGGAGCCAGCCAGAGAGGGGAAGTGTTACTTGAATATTATGGAAGAGCACTGGCTATAAATGATGATTCTGATGTAGTTCACCATTACAACGGAATTGTCTGGGTGCCTGTATCTGATAAGGAACTCCAGCGGTCTATGGCGAAGATTTTTATTGATGCTGGAATCAGTTATTCGCAAAACGCCATTAAATTTGCCGTAGACACAATGAAATTGAGCCTGCCTGTTATGGGCGGGGCAGACAGGAATCTTATTGGATTCAGTAACGGGGTATTTGATACCCGGACGGGAAATTTTCGGGAGCATAACAAAAATGACTGGTTGTTAAATGCCAGTGAATTACCGTTCAGCCCACCAGCAGAGGGGGAAACGCTGGCAACACATGCGCCGAATTTCTGGAAGTGGCTGCGTCGTTCGGTGGCAGATAATGATCGTAAAGCTGATCGCGTACTGGCGGCATTATTCATGGTGCTGGCGAACCGGTACGACTGGCAGTTATTCCTTGAGGTAACAGGCCCAGGCGGAAGCGGTAAAAGTGTGATGGCTGAGATTTGTACCATGCTGGCGGGTAAGGCCAACACAGTATCGGCAAGCATGAAGGCTCTGGAAGACGCAAGGGAACGCGCGTTAGTAGTTGGCTTTTCGCTGATTATCATGCCGGATATGACTCGCTACGCTGGCGATGGTGCAGGAATTAAGGCAATTACTGGCGGCGACAAGGTGGCAATTGATCCGAAACATAAAGCCCCCTACTCCACACGTATTCCGGCAGTAGTGCTTGCGGTAAACAATAACGCCATGTCATTCAGTGACCGAAGCGGGGGGATCTCGCGTCGTAGGGTGATATTTAATTTCTCTGAGGTCGTACCGGAGAACGAACGCGATCCCATGCTGGCGGAAAAGATAGAAGGCGAACTGGCGGTAGTGATTCGCCATTTGCTAACACGATTTACCGACCAGGACGAAGCTAAAAGACTACTTTATGAGCAGCAAAAATCAGAAGAAGCGCTGTTGATAAAGCGCGAAGGTGATTCACTGGTGGACTTTTGCGGCTATCTGATGTCGTTGGTTAAATGTGAAGGAATGATGGTGGGCAATGCGGAAATAGTGCCATTTAGCCCGAGGCGATACCTGTATCATGCTTATTTAGCCTATATGTCAGCGCATGGCCTGGGAAAACCAGTATCACTGACACGCTTTGGTACTGATATGCCAGGAGCTATGGCGGAATACGGAAAGGAGTATAAGCGGGCTAAATGCACTAAAGGCCCGGATAAAGGGCGAGTGATAACAAATGTTCTGTTAGATGATGATGCTGATGGCTGGTTGCCAGCAGCTACAGGGATTAACGACAGAACATAATACGAAATTTATAAGCTGAAACGTAAAGGTAGACGGTTGGTAGACAGATTCACTTAACCCTCTACCAACCATCTACCAATTAATATTTTGAATTATAAAGATATTTTCAATGTGGTAGAGAGGTAGACAGTTATTTCTATATTCCTAAACCACGGGGGGTATATAAAAAACAGATAGTTAAGGGGGCATTTTTTAAATTTCTCTTTTAACTGTCTACACTGTCTACCATTTAGTAAAAATCATTAATTATCAATGTATTAATGCGGTAGACCGTTGGTAGACAGTTTGCAGATTGTTTTTTTGTTATGTGTTAATAACATTAAATAAATCAATCAATTATATCGGTAGACAGTTGGTAGACAGTTGTAACGATGGGGCAAAGCATGACTAAGCTGACCATTAACAGAAAACCAAAAGGTATTTACGGCACGCCGCAGAAAACGACGCAGGCGGCACAGGAGCAGGATAAAACCACATCGGCGCATAAAGTGATGCCCGGTAACCAGAAAGCGCAGCAGAAGCCTACAGGGGCGACACCGTGGCGGCATATGACCAAACGCCAGCGCAAAAACCGCAGGCGCGTTAACCGCCTCACTGAGTTGTGGCCTGACTTATTCAGCCGGGAAGCACTGAAGCCGCTTAAGGTGGGGATATTCGACGACCTGATGCAGGATCTCGCCGTCAGGGGGCTGGCATTCGGGCCAGGGGCATTGCGTGCGACGCTGGCATCTTATGCGCAGTGTCCGCGCTATTACCGCGCCTTAATGGCTGGTGGGGTACGCTACGACCTGAAAGGCCAGCCGTGCGGCGAGGTGACACCACAGGAACAACAGGACGCAGAAACGCGGCTGGTGGCGCTGAATGAGAAGCGCAAACGCCAGCGCCGGGCAGCAAAGGAGACAATAGGCGCATGATTCACGACAGCAAAGCGGAAGCACTGGAAGCGCGTGGTCTGTACCGGAGAGCGGCGGCGCGGTGGGCTGAGGTCATCATGCTGGCGAATGATGACAAGGCACGGGAACAGGCGGCAAAACGTCGCGCGGAATGTATCCACAAGGCAGCACGCCCACCAGCAAGGCAGGATAATTTCGGGGAGATGCGCGAAACCATCAGCCGGGCACATGCCGGGATGGGATTACATCAGCCCAATGGTGAGGCATTCAGGAAATACCAAAAAAAGAACAATTGTAGTCAGTAACAGAGGATGGGATTCTCTTGGTTTTTTGTTGATGCTTTCTGAGGAAATCTACTACGTTGCTGAGCAGATGAATATTCAATTGCATCTGGGTTCCTGATAAGATTAATCTGAATATTTTCATTTGGAATAGGGATATGAATAAAACTTTAATTGCAACATTAGTCGGTATAGTAATGTTAACCGGATGTGGGCCAGAAGAGTTAACTCCAGAACAGAAACAGGAAGTAGCTGCTCTTAAAGCTGAACTGTCGCAAACGGAAGGTGAAATATCAGCAGCTAAGGAAGTTGACCAGCAGTTTTCTGGTGGGTTGATAAAAAATCTGACAACAGCAAGACTGGAAATATTAGGAACTAATAAAGCGCTTTTGGAACAGCGTATTAATGCTATTGAATCAGGTGCCAAAATTGATGTTGTTGTATCTGGAGTAAAACCTGATCCTGAGCTTGCGGCTTCAATTAAAACTGAAATTGACAGCTTAGATGCAAAAATCAACGAAGCCAAAGCTGATGCTCGTCAGTATAGTGGTGGTCTGATAAAGGTACTAAAATTATCTACTGTTGCCACTGAAGAGCAGACCATGGCAATGTTGCAGCAAAAGTACCTCACAGCCAAGTATGGCCTCGCTGAAGTTAAGCTGGCATCAGTACAAGCTAATGACGCAAAAAACAGTACTGAAACGGAAGTAACAGCCAAAAATTCCCAAGAGCAACTTCCTTTACTCCCGCCAGCGGATGGTCCGTTTGGCTTAGAAGCCGGTCTTACACAGAAAAACATCGAAGATATGATCGGTGCTAAGCTCAAGCCACTACCAGACAGTGTGAATCTGTATACTTCTGATAAATTACCGAAGCAAAACGCAGATTTTGAAATGTATGGTTTGCTGATCTCCCCGAAAGCTGGTTTATGTCAAATACGGGCTTTAGGAAAAAATATTGATACTGATAGCTATGGATTGGCTCTTAAATCCAAGTTTGAAGAATTGAGTAATTCTTTAAGTTCTCTGTATGGAAAGGCTGATACTACAGACTTTTTGCTGGCTGGTTCAATTTGGAAAGATCCTCAGGACTGGATGAGGGGGCTAAACAAAAAAGAACGCTTCTTATCTGCTACATGGAAGGGAACAAAAGAAATACCATTAAAAAACAATATTGATACTATATCTATTGAGGCCAGAGCGAACAATTCCACTCAGGGATATGTCTATCTGCAGTACTCATTTACAAATGACGAAATTTGTCAGGCAGAAATTGAAGGGGCGAAAAAAAGTTCCCTTTAAACAATCCGTGCAAAGCCCCTTAGTAAGGGGCTTTTATATATTAATGTTCAACGTGGGGGATTAGATGAAAGATAATCTAGCAAAACTAATTGAAAATACTTTAAAAGATATTCTATTAGCTAATGCTGCTCTAACATTCATTTTTGCAATACCAATGGCTATTATCAGTAGGCATGGGATGGGCATCACAATCTGGTTTATAACTGTGCTCATTGCACCTGCTCTGTGTGCAGTAGGTGCATGGCTTGTATCTCGAACATCCGGCCATGCTGAGGAGTTCTTTCATCGTCGGTGGGCTAAGCGAATTTATGTTTTTTATACTCTTGCGGCTGCCGAGTTTTTGCTTGTGTACTCAATCGCGCAAATAATGAAAAATCTGATGAAATAATTAACAAGTTATTATCATGGAGCTTGTGGCTGTTAACCTGCAGTGAGGCGACAATCGTGTATTTATAAAAACTTCCCCTTTTCACTCCCCGCAGCTTCTTCTGCTATTGCCTTTATGTTTGCATGCACCAACATCTGCCATACCTTTGCAGAAAAATCAGAGCATTCAGTGCCGAAGGTTGGTTTATTGATGCTTTTCGTTTCATTTATTGCAATTGTCTCTGGTATCATTTCAATTTGTGCAATAATTGCAATAATTGCAATTATTGTCATTCAGAAGGGATCATCATGAAAAATCACGGAGTAAAGCCAGTTTTACTTTCCCGGAGGCAGATCGAAGCCCTGCAACGCATCCAGGACGAAGAGCGTCAGAAATCTGTGCTTGGTGTGGCACCGTCGATTCATGTTATCGCTCGGCAACTGATGGATAAGGCACTTAAAGAGGTGAGACTGTGAAATTAAATATCAGAGTGGATAAACGCCAGCTATGGCAGAAAAAAGAGAACAGCGAGGCATTCAGGGCGTTGCTGGTGGAAAATCTTCAGCATCGGTTCAGTGGAGAGTTGCCTGATGCTCTAGGGAAGAAACTGGAATCCCTGACGGTGGAAATTGGCGATTATGGCTTTGTTGATGTTGAAAGCACGACTGCCAACACAGAAATCGTAAAACAGGTCGTCAATGATGTAATGAAAACCACGCTTAGCCAGCCATCCTGGCGCAACTGAATCAGTAAGGGGCGGTTATTGCCCCTTTCCTCCATACCCACAACGCATTCCCTTTCCGCATGAAATTATTTTTTATCGTATATGCATGAGGTGAGCTACATGTTGATGAGTAAAGCCGAATACGCCAAATACAAAGGCGTAAGCCGCCAGACAGTTTACGACTGGCTCGAGAAAGGCGAAGTGGTCATGTCCGGTAAAAAAATTGATGTGGAAGCGACAGAGCAGCGGAACAGCCCACCAGCACAGGGGAAAGACACCATTTCTGAAATGTGGCCAGAAAGAACGCTGGAAATGACATGGGGCGAGTTCTGGAAAGCAGTTAAGGCCAGAGACGGTAAAATTCCTGCGCCAGTAACGGACGAGGGCATACAGCAGCGTGTGCTGTATGCAGCCGGGGAATTAGGCTGGGAAGTGCACTTTCTTGATGATGGTGCTATCTGCCTTGAGGATGATGAAGGGCAGCATTACTTTGAAAAATACAATTTGCGAGGTAATGCCAGGCTGGCAATTCGTATGCTGCGTTGCGAACTCTGCTATGTTGCAGGTGATTATCCCGATGAACCGGAATCATGGAGTGAAGCCGGGTTAAACGCCCTGGCTGAGTGGGAAAAATCAGACCATCAATGACATCAAAAAGTGTCAAGTTGAGCAGCTTGCCAGCTTGCCAGCTTGCCAGCTTGCCAGCTTGCCAGCTTGCCAGCTTGCCAGGTTGACACTTTACACTCTGAACGCGAAAAAGTGTCAACCTCGCTGTAAGCCCCGCAATTACTGGGTTTGTGCCAGATTTACCACGTCAAAAAGCCGAAAAAACCGCGAAAAATGTCAAGTTGCCATGCTTAGAAATGCTAAGGTTTTTCGCGAAAAAGTGTCAAGTGTGTCAACCTGCGATATTAAGATTTATTAAGGTCTTAAGCCGGAAAGTGTCAACCAGCCCCCTAAGATTTCCTAAGGTGTGATTGGACGTGCTGTACCCTTCTTGTCGCAATGTGGATGAATGACTATAGTGCTGGTAGCTTTGACAGCAGAATCAGATTACTGAAGGAAATGTGTGATGAGTTTTTTTAGTCTTTATGGGAAAGAACTATTTTCTTTTTTTATAACGATTTTAACATGGATACTGAATAACAGATTTAAAAGCAAGGCAAAGTTATCCTATGGTTATCAGCATGGATTTACTTTTCTTCTCAATGAACCCTTACGGAATGCCAATGGTGAGGTAATATCTAATTCACAGTTGGTGTATACACGATCTATTATTCTTGTTAATGAAGGGCGAGAAAGTGCTACTAATATCTCATTGGTTTTTAACTATAAGCCAATGCATATTAATTTTTGGCCTGTCCACCATTTTGAAGAAAATATTGAACAGGATGGTCGCTATATTATCAAGTTTGAAAGCCTTGCACCTGGTGAGTCTATTCAATGTGAAATATTATCAATAAATAGAGAAGTTCCAAGTATTCTATCGATAAGATCTAAAGAGTGTGTGGCTGAGCCAGTGAATATCGTGATGCAAAAATCGATTAGTAATATTGCCTTACGTTGCTATCAATTATTAATACTTCTTGGAACTGGCACATTAACATATTTAATTATCGTTATTCTGCAATGGTTAGTCACTAAAACGGGATAATCCATTGTATTGAACTTATTAATTGGATATGAGTGCTGATAGGAAACCTATGACCATCACCGAAGCCGATATGCTGGAGATGATCCGCAGCATTGCCGGAATCAAACAACCAGCAAGCAAAATTAACAGGTGTTCAGCGCCTGTTTCCGTTGTGCTGCAACAGGAACGCCACCAGCGGCGGGAAAACGAAAAGGCGTACCAATGGACGAAGCCAAACAAGTTACGGCGTTAATTAGGGATGCGGGCTGGGATAGCCCGCATTTTGCTCACAGCTTGTTATAAATTTTTCCAGCGAAGTCATGAACCGCCTGAGGAATATCCGACGGCGTACCTAGCATTGTTGGCGCATCGGAAACAAAGAACATGATCGCTTCTTTGATTTCTTTGAAAGATGGGGTAGGGGTAATGCGCTTGAGATTTGAAACAGCCCGTCGGAACTCCGCCGTATCCATTGGATGCCTGCTAAACCACGTTGGACTAGAAGCCCAACATTTTACTGCTTCTTTCACCTTAGTGTTCATCATTTTTCCTTTTGCTTATTACCATACAAAGCATGTGGAAAGAGAAGATTAACATGGAAAATATGGGGTTGGTGAGCAAATGGTACTGGTAGCCCGTCGACATCTATCAGCATGATGATGTGAGGCCGTATCAGTGGCGGAAACCGAACAGGCTGCGACGGTGAGCGGGGCGTTATAGTAAGCCAACAGCCAAGCCAAACATTAAGCCTAAGGGTAGGGCTTTTTTGTGGCTGGTGGCGTAATGCCAACATTTTTACATGATGTTTTGAGGTATTATCTGCATGTTCGTGGTGAGGAACCACCAGAACTGATGAGCTTTTGTTTATGCATGTACTGCATGAAAACTGTCCTATAAAGTGGGGGGTAGGTGTGCTGAGGAGAACATTGTGAGCTACGCCAAATTAAATTGTGTCGGGGGTGAACAAGTTTCTTGATAGGTGTCAGTAGGCACCTATAGTTATAGGCTTCTTCAATTTTGTGTGCACAATATTTTGTATTGATTGGGGATAGGGTTGCACGCAAAATTAAAAAATGTATATTTATTAACGTGTATTTGATAATTTTTAAATAAAATATTTCTCTATGTTTATCATAAAAGGTTTTTTATGAGCGTGGCAATAAAAACAATGACACCAGTGTCATATTCTATAAAAGTTGATGCGATTAAGAAAAGATTGTCATATTTTAGTGATGTTTCTTTTTTGAGAAATTTTTATGAACACTTCCAAAAAGTAAGGGATGTCGAGGTGGGTATTGTTTCCAATTTCCCTTGGTGTTGCTATCTGGCAATGAAATGGAAGTTTTGCATGAAGGAAAAAAAGCCTGCAAAAGAAATGAGTAAAAATGATTTTGTTGATATTATCAACTTAATCTATAACTTGCAACTAGAAGCATCTAATTTAATCGTTGATGATAAAGTTATGCTAAGCCTTAGACGAATGGTGATAAATCAGTTGCTTTATCAATCAACTGATAAATTTAATGCCAATTCATTAACAAGACAGTATATTTGGTATTGCTTGAATGATGAATCATATTATAAAGATAAGTTTTTAGAATGTACTGGTTTACATTTGGAAAACTATTACAAAATGGCATGTTATTTTACCGCTATTTCATGTATTAATCCTGATATAGAATCAGAGGTTATTCCATTTAAACACTTGATAATAAACTTGGTTCCGATATTTGGTCCGGAACAAGTGAAAAGATTTTTGGAATTAACATGCTTAAAAATTGATGGTGTGAGAGATTTTATTGCCCCATATAAATTGGATAAAAACATTACCGCTGAGTATTATGAAGATACACCATTCCTCAGTAAACCAATGTTTTTAGATGGCGATGGTGTAGTGATATTATGCAAAAGAATCATGAAGTCAGGGTTTGTCAACCTAGTTCCAGAATTGTTCAAGCAGGTCTATAAGGAATCTTATAAAGAAAAATTTGGTAAGACGATGGAACTTTATATTTCTCGCTTTCTTGATAAGTACAATTATAACTTTAAGACTGAAAGGGAGGTTAAGAGGATTTATAGTGATAATGCAATAAAAAATTGCAAGTCCGTAGATTTTGTTATTTCAGAGGGAGATTCAATAGTTTATATTGACTCGAAGGCAATAGAGCCTGCAAAGTTCGTTAAAACATCTAATAATGCTCAGTTGCTAAAGGAAAGGTTGAATAAGAGTTTTATTAAAGGGATTTATCAAGGTCAGGAATGTGCTTTTAACTTAAATAAAATAGAGATGAGAAAACCATCTTCGAAAGATTCAATGTTAATTGTGGTGCATCGGGATCATCATATATCAAATGCAATGGTTGTGCAGGATTTTATTAACCCTGATTTATCAACTGAGTTATCTGAAAAATATCATAGTATCCCCATTGATCTAAAAAGAATTTACTATATAACAATTGATGAGTTCGAATTATTACTTATGATGTGTAAACAGAAAGAACTATCTATTAATGAGTTTATTGATATGTGTGTGGAAAAAGATTCATTCCCTCATACTCAGAAGTCTAATCTAAGCATGCACATATATGAATTTGCACCAGAGGGTATTGATGATGATCAATTGATTGTAAAAGGAAGAGACTTACTGATTGATGATGTTATTGAAAATATGAAAGAGAGTGCATCAAAATGGTCTGGGAAAGTTGATATGTATCTTAAAATAAAAGATTATATTTTTAATTGGTAA